GGTGGAAGACCTGGAGCAAAAAATATGCAGGGTCTTGATAAATCTTATGGCTTATTTCAAATTAATATGGAAAATAATGATCCACGTAACCCTAATATGGGAGTTAAACGTAATGAAGCCTATTTAAAAAAGTATAAATCAATAGGTTATACAGGTCCAGAAAGTCTACTTGATCCATTTATAAACGCTAGAATTGCGTACGATATTTCTAAAGGTGGAACAAACTTTAATCCGTGGACTACCTATACCAGTGGTAAATATTTACAGCATACCTCTGGCACCGCTTCGGCTAGCATGGGAAACAAAACAGTTAATATAACTGTTAATTTAGCCAATGCGTCGGCAGCAGAAGCCAATAAGTTGGCTAAACAAGTAAAAGACATTTTGTTAAAAGATAAAGACCTTCAAGAAGTGGGAGGTAAATAATGCCTGGAGAAAACAGTAATCCAAATCAATATGTTAAAACTATTGATCAAATCATTGCGGAACGAAATAGTGCTAGAGCAAAAGGCGTGGCTGATGCTGCTGCTGCTAGAGACAAAGCCCGTAAATCAAATCAATTATCAAATTTAGTAACACAGATAAATGAATATAGAAGGTTAATTATTCTCGCTGAGAGAGACTTAAGTATTACATCTGCCAACATACAAACAGCACGAGCCGCTGGTGATACCGCTGGAGTTGATGTAGGACTTGGAATCTATAATACTCAAAAAGTAAAACTAGATAAACTAAAAGACGATGAAGCAAGAGTAAATACAGAGCGTAGAAATATTGTAGCGGGATTAGTTGCTGCAAATAAAGCAGTAATTAATGCGTCTATTAAAGACTCTGGGATTACGAAGCCAGATACAAATAAAAAACAAAAAAAGATTAAACCTGCTACAGAAGATACGCCAGAGCCACCAGCACCACAACCTTTTACTGGGTACGTATATAACTTACCAATGATTCAGTCTGCATACTTTAGACAAGATTCTCCTCAAGGAGGAAGCACTGAACGAGGTGTTACTGGGGCTGGAAACTACACAGATGCTAGAAATATGTTTGGTGAGTCTATTGCAAAAGGCACTATACAAATGCCACTTAATCTTACAAACAGTGCTGCTTGGAAATTTAAAACTGGAATATATAAAGAAGATTCAACAATGTATGGTTTTAAATTTTTGTATAACCCAACTGAAGTAAACATGGGTTGGGGAATGTTAGAGGGTGTAGATCCAAATGTAATACGAAGCGGTGCTGCAGGAGGACTTGCTCCTATAAGTGGTGTGGGATTGTCTACTATTGATTTTACTTTATTACTAAACAGAATTGGAGATATGGATTTCTTAGATGAAAATGGATTGGCACCAGGAGAAAACAATCCATATTCAGGAGTTAATACTCTTAGTAGAGTTGAAGATTTAAAAACCATTTATAAAAAAGGAACTATGTACGATCTTGAATACTTGTTCAGAGTTATAAATGGACCAAATGCTATACATCAAACCATTCTAAATGGTAAAAGTGCTGATTGGGGATTTTTAATTGGATCTCAAATAGAGTTATTCTTAGGAGATGGATTAAGATATTTGGTTAGATTAAATGGAATAAACGTTAGTCATACTATTTTTAATGATCGAATGGTTCCTGTTCTTTCTCAAGTATCCCTATCTTGTGGAAGATACAATGACGTGGGATTGAAACCAGAGGATAACCGATGATTTTTTTAGATAGCAGATATGTTGATGGCACTCTATTTAAGGCTTGGCATGCAGGTAAACAGGAATACCATCTAACAGTTTTTAGAAATTATCCAACTTCTTATTTAGGATACTTTATATATGAATGGGTTGAAACCGACCGCTTAGATTTACTTGCTACAAAATTTTTAGGAAGTCCCTCTTTGTGGTGGAGAATTTTAGATATTAATCCAGAGATTATAAACCCTCAAGAAATTACTCCAGGAACTCAATTAAGGATTCCAAATGCGTAGTCCAGGAACTCAACATAGACTTAGTAGTTATTACGAAGTTTCTTATCCTGATTTTCCGTCTCTTAAGGCTCAACCTAATCAGGTCGTTCTTCATCAAGAGATGGGTAAGCACGATATTCTTGAATTAACATATACGTTACTAACTCCTTTTATTCTTAAAGCAATAAAGACTGGAACTCCAATTCAGTTTACTTGGAAGAACGATAAGGTCTCTGGAAGTTTTGTAGGCTATGCCACTACCGTGTCCTTACCAATTAAGTATCAAGATTATCAAGAAACAAAAATTCAATGTGTAGGAGCATCCTATCCTCTAAAAGAAACTGATCTTAAAATTTGGACTAACAAAACGGCTCCTCAAATAGCAATTGAGATTGCTAAAAAAGCAAAACTAAAACCAAACGTTACTCCACATAAAACTATCTTTACACAACAATCTTTATCTGGAAAATCTTATTGGGAAAAATTAAATGAACTTGCAGAAACAATTGGTTATGGAATTCAAGTCTCTGGAACAGAACTACACTTTCATCCAATTGATAAAATGATTAATCAATTTATGACAACAATACCTGTCTTGTATTCTGACAATTCTTTTGTATCTCCATTGAATAAATTTGCAGCACCTACCTTAGATGAGTTTGAAGCCCGTATAGGAGATTATCCTGAACTTTCTGGAGAGTACAGCAGAAGTGAGAATACGGTGCGTGGTGTAGACCCTGTAACTGGTAAAGTGTACTCTTCTATAACTTCACCAAATAAACTAGGAAAGTCAGTACGAGCAAGTACTAAAGACCCGTTGTTTTCTAAAAATAAAACAAGTATCGTGGTAAATAGCAATGCTATGGCTAGGTCTTTGTCAGAAGCAGCCTCTCAACTAGGAAGATTATCCATACCAGGAAAGGGCAAAGCCCAGGGAGATCCAAGAATTGCTCCTTGGAGAACTGTTGAAATTAGTGGAACACAGGGTGGTGGGGATGGTTTTTGGGTCATAAAGAAAGCAACACATTATCTTTTTATTTCTGGAGGTTATGAGGTAGATTTTGAGTGCAGAACAGATGGCGTGGGTAGTAACAAGCCCAGTGCTTTTAGGCCTTCATCTGCGGGTTCTGTTCCTTATAGGAATGTACAAAATGATATTATAGGAAACTTAAAAAATAAACCAACTAAAACTAGGTTAAACTCTAGTACGGTTTTAGTTTCGCAAGGTTCTTCGGGATACAGAACAACCCCTAGAAAATGGAGAGGTGACTAATGGCTCAAAAAGCAATTGCGCTTCCATTTTCCATAGATTCTTATGGAAAGGTTGCTTCAACTCAATCTCAATCTAAAATTTGGTCCGATAGGGTTAAGTCTGTTTTAGGAACAACTTTACGAGAAAGAGTGATGCGACCAAGTTTTGGAACAACAATTCCTTACTCTTTATTTAATTCAGAAACTGTAGCAACTAGTGAGATTGAGGCAGCGGTTGAACAAGCCTTTGCTGAACAACTAGATCTATTAACTCTTCAACAAACAAGTGTAACAAGTGATACCAATACAGGTACTTTAACTGTTGAGGTTATTTATGGTTTACCAAACGATGAGGTTGTTAGCACTCTTATTGGGTTGGTATTTTCTCAAGGTGCTAATCCAATCTATGAGGAGTTGCTATGACCGTTGCGCCACCATCAAATATACCTATCTCAGTCGACTATACAGGAAGAGATTACTACTCTCTTCGAGATGAGTTAATTGCAAGAATACAAGACCGTATTCCTGAGTGGAATGCCTCTGATCCAGCAGACTTTGGCGTTGCTTTAGTTGAAGCCTTTGCATACATGGGCGACTTAGTGTCGTATTACATTGACCGAGTTGCTAATGAATCCTTTATTAGAACTGCAACTCAACGAGAGAGTTTATTAAACATTGCTTTAACCTATGGTTATACCCCTGCAGGTTATAGAAATGCCACGGTAGGAATTACTTTTACTAATTCATCTGAAGATGAGGTAACCATACCTACTGGAACTGTTGTAAGTGGTCAAGTAATTATTGATGACACCGTTGAAACTGTTTATTTTACAACCGTTGCTGATGCTGTAATTGACGCACTTGTTGGAGAAACTCCTGGAGAGTATACCGTAAGTGCCTCTGAAGGAAGGTCAGTTACTTTAATTGCAGATGAAACTACTACATATGGAGAGTTAGTTGGAACATCTACTGGAACTCCAGCAATGAGATTTGTTCTTGGAGAATCTCCTGTAGTTGATGGTTCTGTAGAGGTTTATGTTCAAGATGGAGATTTGTTTTCTAAGTGGACACAGGTTGAGCACATAATTGATTATTCAACAAATGATTTAGTTTATTCATTATTTATTGATGATAATAATCTTGTTTATATAAATTTTGGAGACGGTGTTTCGGGTGTAATACCAACAAACTATTCTGAAATTAGAGCGCTGTATACTGTTGGAGGTGGTTCTATAGGAAATATTGAATCAGCAGTTATAGATACTATTGAATTTATTCCTAACTTATCAGAGGGAGAAACAACTGCAGTACAAGGTGCGGTAACGGTAACAAATGAAACCGCCGCTTTAGGTGGTTCTGATCCTGAGACTAACGATCAAATTCGTGCTTCAGCACCAGCAGCCTTACGTTCTGGTAATAGAGCGGTTACGTTAAAAGATTTTTCAGATCTTGCACTGTCTGTTAGTGGCGTTGGAAAAGCCAATGCGACCGCTGCTGTTTGGACATCCGTCACGCTGTACATAGCACCAAGTAGATCAGCAACCGATACAGATATTGCTCCAGGGTTAGATGATGCAGGTGATCCAACCGCAGAGTTTGAACGTATACAAACAGGTGTTGAAGAGTTTTTAACTAATAAAGTATTAATTGGAACAACGGTTACCGTCCAACCTCCTACTTATACAGATTTAATCTGTACTCTTGCTTATACAAAGACAGACCAATACACAACTGCCGAGGTAGAAGAGTCTATTAAAATTGCTATCTTAACTGGCTTTGGTTATGTAAATGCAACTTTTGCAGAAACTATTTATCCAAGAGATGTTGAGTTTATGGTGCTACAAGCACCTGGTGTGAAGACTGTAAATGTTACGGCTCTGCACCTAACAGGTGGTTCTGGAGCCAATACTATGGTAGGAACTGCTGGACAAATCTGGCGTTTTAAAGAAACAAATCTAAATATTGCAGCCATCTAATGAGTAACTTATCTGGAATATATAGGGGTATTGTAAAAAACAATACTGATCCCAAAAAACAAAATCGTTTAAAAGTATCTATTCCCCAATTAATTGGAACTCAAGTTACTGGATGGATAGATCCTGCTGAACCTGCTGGAATTAGAACAGAACCCCCTGCAATTGGCCAGGGAGTTTGGATCTCTTTTGAAGGTGGCAATCTTGAATATCCTATTTGGTTTGGAGCATTTGGTAAAAATAAAGGTAAAAATAAAAAGATTTTTATTAAACCCTTGGCTAATACAACTTCTTTAACTGGATTATCTGCTCATGTAATAACTGCTAAAAGTTCTGATGGAACTACAGAGGTAGATTTGACCGCTACCTTTATGGCTCTAGCAAATAAAGTAAAAAGTTTAGAAACAAGAATGACGACAGCCGAAGGAAAGATAACTACCTTAGAAGGAAAGGTCTCTACCTTAGAGTCACAGATGACAGGAAAAGCCGCTACAGGACATACCCATTAATAGTTAAGACAGTAAATAGGGGGCAAACAAGAGAAAATAGACCGTTAGGTCTGAGAGGAAATTAAGTGACTGCAGCATATCCCGCATCGGTAAAGTCCTTTACAACAAAGGTTGATTTTAGCGACACCGTTCTTGCCGAGCACGTAAATAGTCTTCAAGAAGAGGTTAACTCCTTACAAACAAACCTTGGAACCCTTATTAAGACAGGCTCAGGTTGGGTAGGAAATGTTGATTTTGTAACTACCTCTTGGGACACCTTAAAAGATCGTCTTGCAAATATTGAGTATGGTCTTAAAGATGTGTATGACGAATATGTTTCTGATGTAGGTGGTTCAGTAATTATCTCATCTGCTATTGGAGTAAAAGGTCTCGTTGTAAGAGCAAGGGCTAGTCAGACCGCAAACCTTGTTGAATTCCAAACCTCAGCCTCGGCAGTTGTAACTAAAGTTCTTCCAGACGGAACCATACAAACACGAGGCAAAGAGTTAGTACCAGTTATTTACGCAGCAACTCAACCAACTGGTTCCGAGTATGCTGCTGGAACCATCTGGGTAGACTCAACCTCTAGCGCTGCTTTAGAAAATAATGAAGATATTTTATCTTCTGATGCTGGAATTTTAATTTTAATGGGGGCTATTGTATGAGTTATAAGACTTCTAAGGTATGGACAGGATCTGAGTGGGCGGGTATTGCGGTAGCAGTTGCTAACTCACAACAAAAAACGATTAGTAATCAGATTGGAACATCTTTAACTTTAGACACAACAGTTGCGGCAGATACTTTTGTGTTCTCAAGCAGCAGTTCTATAACTGTAACCATTCCCGCTGATGCAAGTGATGAGTTTACTATTGGACAAATTATTGTGTTAATTCAAAATGGAACAGGAACGGTTACGATTGAGGGAGCGGCTGGAGTAACCGTGAACGGAGCAGCAATTACAAGTTCTATTAATATTACTGAAAGATATGGAGTTGCTACATTACTAAAAATTGCAAATGACAGTTGGATTGTATTTGGAAATGTAGCGTAAAAATTTTATGGCTAAATATGGTATAAATTATTACGGCGCTACCAATTATGGTGCGTTTGTTAAACTTGCTTTTTCTGTAGAGCCAATGTCTGTGTTGGTTTTAGATTTTACAAAAGTTTTAGTACGTTGGCAAACCCCTCGAGGTGATTTTTCTCGAATAAGATTACTAAGAAGTCAGGTTGGATTTCCAGAAACTGCGGAAGATGGAATTATAATTTTTGATGAGTTTGCTACAGAGGGCACGGTATCTCGTGCAGAGTATATTGATGGAGAAGATAATCCATCAGACGTTCCACTGATTTCTGGAAGACAAACCTACTATAGAGTATTTTTATTTACTGACCAAAGTGTTTGGAAGGTTGCGGGTTCTATAACTGCAATTGTACCTTCAAATCACAACGTACAAACAACCTTTATGAATAGTCTTCCAAGAGTATTTACAAGCATTGAACAGGGTTCTTTTGGAACAGTCGACACTACGTCGGCCTTATACAACTTTGTAGAAGGGTTAACATTTTCACAAGAACAGTTTTACACTTTACTTGATTTATTAAAACCAAGACACACAGGTATTGAGACTCCTGTAGAACTCTTGCCCTTAGAGGTTGCAAGTCTGGGGTTAACGCCAGAGGCTGGGTTACCTACTAAAAACAGAAAACGATTAATACGAGAAGCGAACTATTTATATGCTCGTAAAGGAACTAAAGTTGCATTAGAGACGTATGCTGAATCTTTAACTGGATTCGAACCTACGATAACTGTTTCTGAAAACCTACTACTTACAGTTCAAGACTCAACCTTCTACGGTGGAATTGGTAATTGGGTTGCAAGTAATGCCGTTTTAACATCTAGTACTGAACAAGTTCCTGAT